GACTTAAAATGATACTTTAGTGCATCATACCTACCTTGCAGTCCTAACCACACTGCATCAAAAATTGCTTCAACTTCCTGAGGTGTCATTTAGAACTGATACGCTGGCTTTGAGTCTAGTTTAAGCATACCCATTTCTGCAGCCTCGAGCTCAATTTTTTGTTTAAGTGGTGTTGATATGTACTTAATAATATCTTCATAGTCTAAACTATTTAATGTACAAAATTCAACAATTGCAGATAGATAACTTTCTTTCTTTTCATCTATCATTATTCGCTCAATTTCTTCACTAAAACTTACTTTAGTCAAATGTTGTTCAATTGGTTCTATATTTTCTAATATCATAGCTAAATTGCCACCGGAAATGAAAGTTTGCCTTGATGATTGTAACCTATCATTCTATAGTCATCTACAGAACTTTCTAAAACAGAATTAAAATGACTAATGAAATATGGTAACTCGAATTTAATTTTTTGTTCTATTGGTGTTCTATTCATTAGTTTATGAAAGTCCTCGTTCATTTGATTATGGTAAATGTGATAATCACCAGAGGTATGAATAAACTCACCTACTTGGTAACCGCAGATTTTTGCTATAATATGAGTTAACATAGAATAAGCAGCAATATTATAAGGTAAACCTAATACAACATCTACTGAGCGTTGATATAGCTGACATGAAAGTTTATCTTTAGAGACAAAGAATTGAAAGAAAGCATGACAAGGTGGTAATGCCATCTTATCTAGTTCAGCCGGATTCCAAGCAGAAACAATATGTCTACGACCATGTGGATCAAAAATTAAAGACTTAATAACTTCTTCAATCTGGTCAACTCCACCAAAGTTGCGCCACTGTTTACCATAAATTGGTCCTAAATCACCATTTTCATCTTGCCATTCATCCCAAATAGTAACACCATGTTCATGAAGATATTCTGTATTAGTATCACCACGTAACATCCAAATGAGTTCTGTTAAGATTGTCTTCCAACCAGTTTGCTTAATAGATACTAGTGGGAATGTTTCTTGAAGATCAAATCGCATCTGATGACCAAATAGCTTTCGGCAACTTATACCGGTCCGAGGGTGAATAATATCGGTTCCATTGAGATAAACATTTTGCAACATGTCTTTGTATTGTTTCATTAATATTATCCTTTTACATAATATAAGTCATTATATATTATAGAATAAAGGTTGTAAACAACTATTTTGTCATTAGTTTGCTAAGGAATGGTAACCCACATCACCTGTGTTTTTATGAAGAAAACGATGTTTCTTGATTTTTAAGTTATTGATTGTATTAAAGAATCCTATTAAAATATTAGATTAGATTACTGTTTTCATCATTTTGGTACATTATTTAATAAAATAATTAACAAAAGTGTTTACAGTGTCAAATTTAATTGTTATAATAGTTTTTGTAGGAAATAAGGTAATAGATTATATAAGTAGTAGCCGCCAGTTGCTCGGTGGATATAATATTTTATATTACCATGAAAAGCTTTTTAGGAGAACTAAAATTACATTACAAGAGATATTACAGTTAGTTGAACAGAACTCAGACTTACCACAAGACTTAGAGAAGGCTTCTAGATCTATTCCAACATTACATGGTAAATTTATTGGACTTAAAGCTATTGAAGATGCTACTCTTAAAGCATTGGAGTTTGAGTATGATGTTGTCTATAGAGATAGATGGTTGTTCTATTCAGGTAAGGCAAATCCTTCACAATATAAAGAGGAGAACTTTGATCTTAGATTATTAAAGTCTGATATTGATATCTTTTTAAATTCAGATAAACAATTACATGAAATTAAATCTAAGATCAGTGTTCAAAAAATCAAATTAAGTACCATTGATGAATTTATTAAGAGTCTAAATGCTCGCCAATGGAATGTCAAAAATGTTATAGATTGGCTGAGATACAACCAAGGTATGGTATAACAGGTAAAGATGTACCGGTTAACTGTAATTGCTTATCTTACCGGCACATTTGTTACTATTACCACCAATAACCTCTATAACCATAATAACCACCCCAGCCCCAACCACCCCAAGCATATGATGTATTATATGTATTGTTGGTTGTGTTTGTAGTGTAATTAGTTGTTGTATTGTTATTAATAACTGTACTTGCATTATAGTTAATAACATTATTTGTAATAACTGGTGCTTGTAAACCACGTGATGAATAACTCTGTCCGCTTGAGAATGAGTTATTCATAATGTTTACTAATGATTTAAGTGATGATACACCTGATTTTTGAGTTGATAAGCCGTAATTAAAATATGCCATTATATTTCCTTAAAAGTATGATCTTCCATAACTTACCCAACCACCCATAGACATATAACCATTGTTATAGCCCCAGCCTCCACCATAAACCGTTCTATTAATTACATTATTATAGGTATTATTAGTCTTGTTAACTGTGTTGGTTTGGTTGTTATAGTAACCTGCATTAATATTAAGTTGATTATTCATTACACTTGAAATAGGCATTCTTGAAAGTACACCATCAACAACACCAGAATTACCTTTATTTGCTAAATTTACTAAACCCACCGTTGAGAATAGCACTTTATAATTAGAGGTAGATGAAGCAGATGATGAAGTAAGTTTACCATTTGTGTAAACATTATTATATGTATTCAATACATCAGTCTGAGTTATTTCAATAGGTCTAGAAACTGTAGCACTATTCACAGTAGCATTAAATACACCGCCAGTACCAGAGATACTTAGTTGAGTTCTATTAACAACAGCATCAGGTTGGTAGAATACTACAGTACCATTAGCATTATTTACTAATGATTTTGTTGATGTAGAAGGTAAAAGTGCCATAAAATTCCTTTTATTGTTATTTATTATGATATAACAATTGTAAACTGAAAAGCCCCAATTAAGGGGCTTTTCCTATAGTAAACTAATTACTTAGCTTAATACGTTAGTTACAGCAGCAATACGGTAGAAACCATTTTGACGGAATGAAGCAGAACCGCTCATTGGGTTAAATGTTTGACCATAACGCATTTTCAAACCAATCAATGGTTGGAATGATGCTGGATCAGTTGCACGCAACATTTGAGCAGCAACGTATGGGCAGTAGAAGTAACCAGCAGCATAAGCGCTAGAACCTTTGTAACCAACCATATAGAAGTCACCTGAAGCGTATGGATCAACAAACACTTTCATACGACCACCAGACATCACACCAACGAATGTGTTAGTAGTGAAATCAGCGTTTAATGCATCAAGACCAGCTAAAGCAGGAGCATAATCCAAAGTACCAGCAGCAGCCAATGCAGAAGCAACGTCAGCTGAACATACCAAGATGTTACCTTTACCTAAACGGATATCTAAAGCAATACGATTAGCATCACGTTCGATAGCGAAGATCAAACCTTTGAAGCGTTCATTTGACCAACGACCATCAGAGTCAGTAGCCAAGTCAAAAATACCAGCGTTGTTAACACCTGATTGAGCACCAGCTTTAGCAACAGTGTATAGACGACGTAATACTGTACGGTTTTGTTCAGCAATTAATTCACCAGACAAGATGTTAGTCAATTCTGATTCAGCATCAAGACCGTGGATTGCACGCATATCTTGAGCTAATTCAATTGAGTAACCTGTTGCCAATTGGTAAGTTTTAGCCTCAACACTAGATTTCTCGATTGTGAAACCCATTTTAGCAGTAATATCACCTTCACCAACAGCAGTAGTTAAACCATCAACTGTACCCAATGAATTACCCATACCGAATGTAGCTGTTACAGTACCACCAGCAGTAGCATTAGCAGATAATTCGAAAGTTGTTCCGTTAGTAATTGAAAGAACTGTAGCACCTGTAGGAACACCTGTAGCAACAACTGGCATACCAACAGCAATACTTGATGTGTCTGCAGTAGTTACAGTTGCATCAGCGTTTGTAGTAGTAATGCTTAAGAATTGTGAACCAATGTAACCAGCAAATGCACCAGTACCAGCATAACCACCATTAGCTTCATTCCACAAAGCTTCAGTTTGGTTTGTTGTATTTTTACCAGAGTCAGTACCAGCAGCCAAGTAACGTGATTTCAATGCAAAGATCAAGCCAGTAGGACCTGTCATTGGTTGAACACCAGCGATATCAAAAGCGATTAATTGTGGCATTGCACGGCGAACCATACCCATAAGGATAGGATCCCAGTTAGCTACACCAGCAGCAATGTTAGCAGGAGAAGCTTCAGCCAAAGCTTTTTCTTCATTCTCTAACAAAATAGCCGTTACGGATTTACGATATGAATCACCAATAGCTGGCAATTCTTCTGATTCTAATAGAGGAGCCCATTTTTCAATTAGACCTTCTACTAATGTTTTATCTTCCATACTCATTTTTATTTCCTTATTAAAAGTTTGTAATTATATTTATACAAATATGTTATTTACGTGAACCGAAAGATTTGTTTACAGCTTTAAGATATGATTTCATCTTATCAGAAACTTCTTCTTTTGATTCAACAACAGCTTCGGCAATAACCGGAGCGGCTTCAGCAATTACATCACCTTCAACAGATTCAGCAATTTGTTCTTCTTCTTTTACAGATACACCTTTAGTGAAAATCTTTTTAAGACTATCTAGGCGACCTTTAAAACCTTCAGCAGATTCAGTTAACTCAACATCTAATTCACCAATGATTTCCATGAATTTAACAGCTTCTGATTCTGCAAGACCTTCTGTTGAATCTTTAACAAGTTGAGCAAATTCTGCCTTTTTAATTGCATCTTTTGATTCTTGTAATTTAACAGCCATGTCTAAAACTTCTTGTTCTAATGCAGCAATTTTGTCAGCAGATTCAGTCATTGTTGCAACTTCTTCTTCAGTAACATTATGTTCAACAAAAGTTGCTTTTAATGATTCCATTAATGCATCAAATTTTTCTGCTTTAAAGTTTGATTGAATTGTAACTTCATTTTCTTTCAACCACTCTTCAACAACATAACTTAAATATGCATCGATTTGTTTATCAGATTCTTCTTGTTTTTCATCTAATTTTTCTTGAAGTTCTTTTTCAACTTCAGTCATCTTAGCTTCGAACAACGCCTTTGCTTTAGCATCAACAGCTACTTTAAAAGCATCTTTTGCCTTAGTAACGAATTCTTTATCTACTTCTTGACCTTCAAAAATCATGTTGAATGCATCAGAGATCTCTGTTGATTCTTCCATGTCTTTTTCAGCTTCTTCTTCAGCACCAGTTTCTTCTGCATCAGCATCAGATTCTTCGTCATCAGACTTAGCTTCCAATAGGTCAATAATGTTATTTAGTTGAAGCTTTTTTAATTCTTCTAAATCTACATTGATTGTCATTGTAACCCCTTTGTTATATAACTTTATTTATTAAAACACGTATTTATTTGAAAGACTTAATTAATTTATCAAACATATCAATTGACATATTGAATCTTTTATTTCTATTAGATTCCTTGATCAATTTTCTATATCCAAGAAATTCATCAAATTCCTTAAGCATACTACCTTCTTGAAGGATTTGCTCAAAGACTTGAGACTCGAGTAAAGTTTCAACAAACGCATCTGGTGCACTTGGTGAATAGACCACATCTACTGTGTGAAGATTATATGACTTTACTTCAGTAATACCGTCAGGGCGTTTCTTAGTTTCACCAGTACCTCTTGATGATACACCAATTTTTACCCCACCTTCTAATAAAGACTTAACAATGTTACCCATTGGAGTACCAAGAATCTTAGCCTTACCAATATAGTTATTGCCATCTCTATGTAATTCTGTAATTAAATGAGTTGCGCGTTCAATATTAATTGTAGATGAATTTGGATGTTCTAATTCACCTAATGCACGACTTGTATTTACATATTCATTGATATATTTATTGACCGCAGGTTCAACAATTCTATTAGGATATGTTCTGCGGTTGCGATTGACTACATCAGCTTGTAAAAATGGACCGGTAATGTAGACTGATTTCTCAAGCCCTTCATTAATTGTCTCAATCTGTGAGTCGTAAATTTGTTCTCTTAAAATCATATTTTGAACCTTATTGATATCTATCGTAAGATTTTGCTAAATCATCAACAGCTTTTTGCAATGCTTTTTTACCTTCAGGTGTTGAATTTAGTTTAAGCCCAATTGCATCTCGTTCATCCTGTGATTTATAAGCTCTGAAGTTATGATCAACAATTTCTGTTAAATCTTCCCATCTTCTAACAAGCCAAGCGATGTCATCTTTCCACTTATAACTTTTAGGAGCTTTGTCCTTTTTATCATTATCTTTCTTTGCTTCTAATATTAAACTATATATTGATTTCATGATTGTTCTTCTTATTTTTTAATGAAACCATTAACAGCAAATTTATTTCTTGCTAAACCAGTTGACTTCATAAGACCAGCAATTGCTTCATCTTCAGACTGTTTAGCTTTCTTACCCTTTAAATATGGGTGTTTTGTTGTTTCTTTTGTTTCAAAATTTAATACTTCAAACCCAGAGTATTCTGATGTGATTGAATCATTAAGTTGATTTGCTGCTTCTGTTATTAAACTATATATTGATTTCATTATGCCTCTCCAGTTAATTCAGTAAAACCTAATTCAGTAAGTGCATCTATTAATTTTTGTTTTGGAACACCAGTTTCTTTAACTGTTGAGTTAATGATAGATGATACATTTGCATTTACTTTTGATATGTATTTCTTAACAACTAAACCAACTGCATCTCCAATTTCTGGGTTAGCCTTAGCATAGTTTACTAATTTTGTAAGGTTTTCACCTTCAGTTAAAGTTGATTCATTAGTAACCCATTTTGCACTAATAGATCTTATATCAGAACCTTTTGTCTTTTCCATCTTAGCAATAAAAGCCTTTGCAGTTTTCATTGCATTCTCTGGAGCACCTTGTGGGTCATTTTTAAAGATTTTTGTTGAACCTTTATAATCTCTATTTGTCCAAGAAACTATTACATCACCAGAAGTATCTGAAGCTTCATTAGTTGAAGCTTTTTTAATGAACTTATAACCACCTGCTCTTGTGCCAGGATTTGTACCAGTTTCATTACCACCTTTACCATTAATACCTTGATGAACCTTGATCTTAAGATCTTTAATAGTAGGATGTGTTGCTGTAGCGTATGCAGATGTAGCAGAATCAATATTTGCTGTACCGTGCTTAGTTTCACCTGAGATATCTTTCCAGACAACCTCAACAACATCACCTACTTGAAATGTATGTCCTTGTTCAACTTTGCCTTCATCAAGTGTTGACTCTTTAACTACTTTAGCACCAAACTTATCTTGAATAAGATTTCCTGGAGTTTCATACCCATCATGAGTATTATTTAACTTAGTCATTGCGGCAATTGCTTTTTTATGTGAACTGTATATACTATGAACTTTACCAGTCTTAGTATCATAAACACACCAATCACCTTTTGCGGCAACCTCATTAATAAAAGAACTTAGTCTTTTAATTTGCATACTAACCTTCTTTTTTCTTAAATGAGAAGTTCTTAATACCTGAATCATCAAAGCCACCATCTTTACGAGGAGCTCCTCTTGCTTTTTTCTTAGCAGCTAATTGTTTAGCTTTCTTTTCTTTCTTCTCTTCTGGACTTAAATCTTCGTCCTCTTTAGAGTCATCATCTTGGTTTGAACCACCATAAGCGTGACCAGCAATTTTACGAGCTTCTTCTTTAAGTTTAGCTAAAGCCTCATCACGTTTTGTGTTTAAGATTTCTTTAATGTCCATGTTCTTCTCTACTTCCAAGGATTATGTTGTTGATGATCAGGATTATCTTGCATATATTGATCCCAGACATTACTTACATATGAATGGTAATCTTTTGCTCCATTTGATTTAGCAGCTTTATTAAGTAAATCAATATCATATTTTTGTAATAACTTGTCAAGTGGATCACCATCAGGGAATGCATCACCTACCGCCATCTCAATATCCATGAATACTCTAGATAATGAAGCAGTATCTGCTACCTTCTTAGTTTTACCTGCTAAATATTTTGCTTCTCTTGCTTTAATTGCAGCATCTGCTTTTGCAACTTTCTTCTCTGCTGCCATTCTTTCGCGGTTCTTTTTGGCTAAATCTGCTTCCCAACCTTCCGAGAATAGCTTTAAAGCCTCATCACGCTTTGTGTTCAGTATATCTTTTATGTCCATTATTCTTCTGCCTTAGGTTTTGGTTTTGCAGGTGCCGCTGGTAATCTAGGAGCCTCATCTGGTGTAAACTTCTGAACCAGTTTCATTTCTTGTTCTTTATTAGCCAAGTTTTGATCAAATTGAGCTTGATCTGTTTCTGCTTGAGCAGCATCAGCAACTTTCTTCTCATCGGCCAACTTAGTTAATAGTTCTTCATATTCTTCGTCATTAACTTTAAGAATATTTCTAAAGACAAACTCTTGAGTAAAGTATTTACCTACATAT